TGAATCCTTGGGGATACGTTACTCGAAGGAAACTTCGATCTTCTTAGGCTTCCACATTTAAGCTCAAGAATGTTTTTGAGTTCATCCGTGTTCATTAACTCGATTGCTTGGCCTTCAATGCCGAGCCTTGCCCTGCCTGAATCGTCGACCTCGACAACTTGAAACCAAACCCTGGCCTCCGTGTCGAATGTAAAACCCGCCTGCTTTAGGAACGCCTTTAGCCGAAACCCTTCGCCTCTAATTACGCAAGTCTTTTCCATCATTTCACCCTCAGTTAAAACCACCGAATAATCTAGCCGCCGTGTTTTTCGAGTAGGTCGTGAGCATCCCCGAAAGCCTGTTCCGCTTCGTCGATATGCTGCCAACCCAAGAGGGGCTCTGAGTAGGTCAACACCTTCCGCAGCACCTCCAGCAACCTTGGAGCTTCGGCCATAAGTTCGGCGTTGGCCTTGGTCTCCTCGGGGTCGCCATCGTCGCTGTCTAGGCTAGCTAATCGCTGGCCGTCTGCTGTGATTCTCCATGTATTTTTGTACGCCTCGGATTCCTGAAACCCCCACGGCCCCGGAGTAAATTTTGATTCTGCCATTTCATTTCCTTTCGAGTTAAACCGCCCCACTCGGAGCGTAAAAGAGCCGCCCGCCCGTTAGAACGAGCGACCCTGGGGCAAGTAGCGGAAGTTTCAACGCCACTTACCAGCGGTCGATTGGGTCGATTAACCCGGCTCGTACCGCGCACCAGTCCGTTTGGCGGGATTCTTGCTGAGTAGATAGCAAGCACCTTTGCCGAGGTGGACCAGCCTCATTGGGGTCTAGTCATCCAGTTCGTCTAGCGCAAAAAGCATGTCTTGATTTTCGCTTGGCCTCTCGATCGAAAGAGCCTCAAGATTCTTGACGGCTTGTCGGTAGTAACTTGGCTTGAGCTCGCATCCAATTCCTTTCCTGCCAAGCTTAACCGCCCCGTAAACCTCAGAGCCAACGCCCATAAACGGCGTAGCTACAACCTCGCCGGGATTGCTCCATAGCTCGACCGCCCGCTGAATTACGTCAAGCTGCAACGGGTGTTGATGCCGTTCATCGCCTTCATCCTTTGATTCCTCGTAGGGCAATACATTCGACAATCGGATATCATCCCAAAAGCAAGATGCGTAGTTTCTCCAGATCCAATGCGAGAAACGATTTTCGGTCTGCTTGCCCCTCCACCCTTTGAACTTGTGGAGTTCACTAGGAACTTCGCGCTCGCCGTAGTATTCCAGCAAGCCTATTTCGTGCGTGACCGGAATTGGGTTAACTCCCTTTTTCCGAAACGGAATCAAGTAGTCACCCGCTGCAATGTTAGTAAGCGTCGAGTCCTCGCAAATTTGCCGATGGGCAAGAGCCTTCGACATTGTTCGCAGTCGCGCCGCCAAGGGTTCTTTCCAGATGCAAATCCTCGGCATCATTTCAAAGCCTAGCTTTTCGTGGAGCCGAACAATGTCACCTGGGAAATCCGTAAAGCCGCCGCAATTCGATCCCTGCTTAGGAACATCCATACAGTGAACCGCCGTAATCCGACCCGGTAGCGTTGCTCTTGCGATGTGGCTAACAATGTACTCGTAGTGATCGAAGAATTCCGAGTAGCTTCGAGCGTTGGAAAGATCCCTGACGCTGCTTGAGTAGTTGTAAAGACAACCGCCGTTTTCTGTCGCGAAGGGTGGAGAGTAAACCGAAAGGTGTATCGAGTCTTTCGGTAACTTCTTAAACACCTCGGACGAATCGCCGTTGTAAATTGCATATTGATCTGTGATTGATTGATCTAGGCAAGCCATGTTAGTTAGCCCTTTTTTTGTTAAGGATGGTTTCAAGGTTGTTTTTTGTGCGATTGTGAAAAACTGTCACGAGTTCGCGAGACGATCTGACATTGACTATCATTTCGTTTTTACACCACGACCGAAAGCAAGAGTAGCCCTTGCATATCATGTCGAAAATGTTTTCGTATCCTGTCATCAGGCCTTTAGCCCTACGGTCGAGCATGTGCTCATCAAGAGCCTGAACGCCGTCGCGCCGAGTGCCTGATTTTATCCCTTCGCCTTTTTGGTACTTGGTGAAAAACTCCATCGCTGCGTCACGCTGAACATCCGGAGATCCCGCAATGATAAACATCAGTGAGATAAGCCCGGAGCCTTTGAACTTGTTTTTCGGTAGCTTCCACGAGTCGACCTCGGCAATAGCCGGAGCCCAAAGAGGGACCACGAAATACTCGTTGCTTCCATTGCCGCCCTTGAGCGTGTGGGCGCACTTCAGGGCAGTGTTCCACTTGCAATCTGAAAGCAAGGGGCTGGTAAGAACCAGCCCAGATTCTCGACAGGCCCCAGATAGCTTGTCCACGCTACCCTCGACAGCCATCGAGCTATCGAAGTGCGTGTAAAGTTCGCAAGCCTCAGCCATCGAGGAAACCTCGTAGGCTTGAACCGTTAGCGTCTGATTGGCGACCTCGAGCTCGCCGTTGGCCCATAGGTACGCCCTAGTGTGCCCGTCTAGCTTGCACACTGGCATCCCATTGATGCAAGCGATAGCAACCACGCTTTGAGTATCCGAAGGGAATCGCAAATGCCCCTTCATCGCTTTTGCTGCGTGCCTCACTGTGTCGCGTTGCCTTGGGTTGTCCGGCAGGGAAATAAAATGCTCTACGCTCATCGGAATAATCTTCATAGCCATGATGGAATTTTCTCCTCCTCAGGAAAGAAATCGGAACTAACTAAATGCATCGCGTCTTTCATGTGAGCCACGATACTACGAAACATGTGATCGGTCTGATCGGCTTTACGCCGTATGTTTTTCAGGATGCCCGCTTCGCCTTCGCCGACGATAAGCGAAACATTAACCGGCTTGGTCTGCCCGAATCGGTAGCACCTTCGGATGGCTTGATAGTATTGCTCGTAGCTGTGGCTTGGAAAGCTAACTACGTTGCTGCAATGCTGCCAGTTAAGCCCCCAGGCTCCAATCTTAGGCTTAATGATAAGCCGCTTAATCTGCCCCGAGGAAAACGCCGTTAGGTACTCCTCTTTTAGTTCGTCGGGCATCGAGCCTTTAATCTCCTTCGATCCTTCGATGATCTTCGATAGTCGCTGGCCTTCCTCGTTGAGTTCGCACCAGAGAACCGTTGGCCCATCGCAATCGTGAGCCACTTTAGCGGCCATTTCGCAACGCTCCTCAATGCTATTGCGTCTTTCTTCGCGTTCCTCTTGTAAGTCGCGTCCAGCCGTCGCAAAGAGCATCCCGTCGCGGGTCTTGGCTGTCTCGACGATATGCTCCGTTTCAACCAGAGGCGGCAGGATGAATCGAGTATCATCAAACCCCAGGTCGCTTGGCCGTCGAAGCGATCTAGCCCAAGAGCAAACCCAAGCCCAAAACGGCTCTTGAGCATGGCCCCTAAAGCGGTACTTCGTTCGGCCCCACCCCTTATGATCCTTCGACGTTTCCTGCTTAAAGAATGTCGTTATCATGTCGCGAAACCCAAGGTAGCCGAGCGTTTCGCTGGATGTGCCAAGCTCGAAGAAATCATTTGGCGCGGCCGTTGCTGTGCATAGCAATCGATACTCCATGGACCTTGAAAACTCTACTACCGTTTGCTTGCGTTCGCTCTTTGCGTCCTTGATGCAACTGGATTCGTCTCCGATAAAACCAGCGAACATCGACGGATCGAACTTGCGTAGCTGCTCGTAGTTAGTGATCCAGATGCAAGCGGTATCGTCAATTTTGCCGTCCCTGGATCGCTTTGCTTGTATGCCGAACTTCTCAGCCTCAAGAATCATTTGGGCCCCTACCGCAATCGGCGTAGCAAGCAAAATCGGCCTGTTCGTATGCTTTACAATGGCATCGCCCCACGCCAATTCCATTGCCGTCTTGCCCATTCCGCAATCGGCAAAAATAGCCGATCGACCCCGCTCCAGAGCGTATCGAACTAGGTACTCCTGAAAGTCAAAAAGGAACTTTGGCAAATCCCCAGCCGCAATCCCGCGACCGCCGCGAAACTGGGCTTTGTCTTTAATAAACTCATCGTATTTCATCTATCCACCTCCAAAGAATTGAAACTTAAAACTTCCATCCATTAACCCGAAGCACTTCGAGCAAAAAAATCACCATTACGCCGAACCCTGCGCCGCCGATCAGCGTGATAAAAAACTCACCATTCAGCCTGTCTAGCTTCCGCTCGATCCGGTCGAGTTGGCTTTCGTCGTCAGGGGGTTGGTAGGGGTTCATTACCAATACCTTTCCTTTGCGTGACCTTCGACAACCATTCGCCTGTTGATTGAACCCTGGAAAAAATTCTGTGTTCCTTCGGCGTCTGCGTGGTCCATGTCTTGCTCCATTTCCGACTCGCTCTTATAAAGCACCGCCAGAAACCGCCCGTACTTGTCGCGCTTTGCCTTGGTCGATAGCTGGATCGTCTGGACGTAGATCGTCTGAAGGGGCTGTAGTGCCCCCCATAGCCACGCCCTGGCTGCTTTGCCTGCTTCGGTTCGCATCTCCGGTGCGTCGATGCCGTAGAGCCTCATCGTTTGCTTAGTAAAGTTGCTAAAGCCCTGGTCGATCATAAGCTCCACAGTATCGCCATCGACGACGCGGATTAAGTCGGCTTTGTAGATGTAGATCATAGCCCGTCCCCTCCATTCACTTTAGCGATTGCGTCCCATTCACCCCGCGTCATTTTGCTCTGCTCGATCGTGAGGGTTGCAATATCCTCTTCGCCTTCCTCGCCGAGCCGATCAAACATGGCGTCTAGCACTTCGTGAGC